TCGGGGGTTCAAGCAAATCTATCAGAGATTCCTTGTCGATAGTGCCAGCCTTAAACATATTAAACGCTAATTGCCGCAGGTCTTCTGTGAAGATTGGGCTATTTGAGTGGGCATCGACTTTCACCACATAGTTGTTGGTGAACTGTTCTGCTATAAATTTCGTGCCTTCTGCGTCCGACAGACGGGTGTTATCGTAGGCTTGCAGCAGTTTCAGGTAGAGCGTGGCGACCTTTTCCAGACTATCTTCAACGATAAGCGCCCGTTTTTTGGCGCGTGAGGAGCCGAGTCGGGCGAGTTGGCTGGCGTGTCCTTGGCTTCTGACCCCAGTTTCGCCTCTTCCTGAGAGGACGCTTGTAATACCTGACGCTTCCGCGAACATCTGATCCACTTCACGGATCACCTCAAACAGATCACCAGGCATTTGCGGGGCGAGTTTCTCGACTTTGGCATTCGGCATATCCGTTGCCAGCAAGCCACCCGCACGGTTTAGAGCAAAGTTCTTCTCATCCAAAATGCCGGTAAAGCCGATCAAGGCTGTCGGCGGGGCTACTTGCTTGGATAGTAAGTCCAGAATCTCTTCCATCCGCTTGTTACGCAAGGATTGTAGGAACACCAGCCGCTGTACTTCGCTCTGACCCCAATAATAATCGTACATAGGGTTCGGGCAAATCTGGACAAACGGCAGTTCGCCTTTTAGGAAGACTTGCTCACCAGGCCGGTCATAGATGATGACATCCGGTTCGGCAATGGTAACTACCTGATAGTCGAGTGTGTCATCGTTCCAGACCCACAACTCCGTCATCTCAATGGTTTCTTCCGACACCTTCGCCTTGTAGCGGTTCATGCCGGACAGGTCTAGGTTGACCGTACCCACCATGGTCGGGTTGGATTGAGAGAGGATGATGCGGTCAATGCCGTCAGGTATTTCAATCTGCTGCGGCTTGTAGCTGGAGGTGACGCGCTTGACGATCTGATCCCGTTTCGGATGCGAGTACAGACGGGCGTAGAGTTCCGACTTCGTAATGTAGTACCGCTGCGCCATTGCTTCTTGGCGATCCGTGTACGGTGTGTCTTCCCGCAGAACGCCGACAGAAGCAGGTTCCACCATGTACGGGTGGATGCCGTTGTTGACGATCAGCTTGACGTAGGTGGTTCCGAACGCCAGTGCCCAGGTCAGGGCGGTTGAGAACACTTGGTCGCAGTTCGAGTTCAGCCACTCATCGTTGAGAAGATTGGTGAGTGTAGGAATCTTGCGGTGTTCTTGTGGGCTAACTTCAGCGCCAATGTTGATGGTAAAGCGCGTCGTTTCTGCGGAATACAGGAACGAGGTCAGTTGGTCTAAATGCGGGAAGATTTTATTGAAAAGCGCCGGTGGTTCTTCCGGCGGCGATCCAAACAAGTAGTAAGAACGCAGGGTAGCGTAGTCGGCCTTGCGTTCTTCTACGGACACGAAACACTTGTCTATCAGGTCAAGATAGAACTGCTCTCTGTGCAACGGGTCACTTGGTATCCGCATTTTTACTTATTTGCAGGTTCTCATGGTCGGCTATATAACTCGCTGTGCGTGGTGCTGTCAAGTTGCCAAGGTCTTTTGGGTTCACACCCACAGGTTCACCGTTAATAGAACGATAACCATTGCCCTTCACTAAGCTGTCCACATTCCAGCGTCCACCGGCATTTCCCCACAGGGCAGCGTCACCTGGGCGTTGCTCTTTAGGTTCTGGCTTGTTGTTGCGGGTTAGATAACCCGTCTGGCTTTCTCCCTCGCGCACCGACTTGATGTCCGTCATGTTGAAGTCGATTGCCAGTTGGTTAATGGTCTTGTCGTTGTGCTTTGTCTTGTCCGACTTTAGACCGACTGGCTGCAAGTGGACAATCGCCACCTCCTCCTCACACGCCTTCATCGGACACTGCGCCTCAAACGACTCAAAGTAGCCGTGTGTCGGGCAGTGATAATCACGCAATATTCCCATAATCAAATCCCCTTTAGTTTGTCATCAAGTGAATAACCAGAATAATCAAGACGATTCTTGATCCCCAAATCCAGTTTAATTTCGCCATTTTTGACGGTCAGACCATACCCTCTCACCATCCGTAGTTTCGGAACCTTACGCCACTCTATCCACTTCTTGCCGTATCTTTCCATAACGGCAATCTCGCCATTACGCCAAGCGTCGTAGCCTTTCGATACCCGCCGCTGGATATGTTCGGTCAGCGGATATTTCTCATTCTCAAAAACGTTGTAGAGCGTCGTGCGGTCTACCCCACACAACTCGGCAAACAATTCCAGCGGGATACCCCGATTCTTGTCAGCCATAAACGCTTTGATCATGCGGATCAATTCCTTTTTAGGAATCACATCAATCACTGCGCCCCTCCGTAAATACCAATCCGTTTCAGGTAATCGCTGACATTTCTGCCAACCGCCACCTGCTCCGGTGTCATCTCATCTGTCTTGCGCGAATTATCGCGGGTCAGCTTCTGTGCAATCAATCGTGGCTGCACCTGTTCTGCATATGCAGCGGTAGCCAGGGCTGCTGCCATCACTCGGTCATCCTTGTTGCGACCTGTGGCCTCAATGCTGGAACCATCCCGCACAATGGTCTTCATCTCTTCAATCAGGTCGGTTGAATAGATTGCCATCATGTTTCGCTCGAAATAGTCCTTCATGTACGACAGCATTCGCTCTTTGGTCTGCGAGGTCGTAATCCAGCCAATCGAATTCGACATCCCGCCTAACGTATCGTTACGCCGCCAGATATAGTTACTCATGCTACCCAACACATTCATCAAATCGTACCCCGCTTGACCAGCAAGCGCGGAGGCTTGGCGTTTAAGGTTACGCAGTTCGTTGATCACGGCCTGACCAGGGCCATTGACTTCCAAGTTAAGGGTTGAGTTCTTGTACGCGCCAGCAAGGTGGGCAATCACCCACGCGAACTGGTAAGTGTTCATCTCCGGTGTCGCAAACTCTGCAACCTGCTCCATACCGTCAGCGTAGCAACGGAACACTTGTATGCAGAAACGATCAGCCCAATCAGAACTGCCATAAGCAGGGTCTGCACCAATAACGTAATAAGCCGTATCAACTGGTTCCTCCCATATCTTCAAGGTTGCCAAACGCTCGGTACTGTTCAACACTTCCGTGTCCAGGAAGTTCGCGCCCATGCTGTAGCGGTAATACTCGCAGCCAATCTTCTTGGCGATCTTCATCATGTCCGTACAACGGGCATTCGAGAAGAAGGATGTTCCCGTCATGATGAACGCATAGTCTTCAGTGGGCGGGAACTCCTGGTACATCAACGCATCATCTTTGATGCCCTCATGTAACTTCCAACGCCACCATGCCATTTGTCTGCTGTTTATCTCTACGTCGTAGAGTTTCTTAATATCGCGTGTCCATTCTTTTTCTTCTGGCGTTAGCTTGCCATCCCAGTAGACCTTATAGATTTGGGAGTTAGCATCGATAGAGTAGAACTGGTTACGCCACCAGCCACAGAAGATAGCGCGTTGTGTACGCGCCTTCTTAGCAGTGACATACATATCGTGGAACATATTAAAGCCCCGCGCTGTGGACTCGAAAATGTACAGACGATTCGGATTCGTTTCAGCGAGTGAGGCTAGCAGGGAGGCTAGACCTTCCTCATCGCCCCAGGACGAAGTTTCGGTTCCGTGGAGAAAGGTAATGGCTTTACCGCGACCAAGGCTACCTTTTGCCCGTAACCCTGCGACTTGATAAAAGAGGCGGCTTCTGTTCTTGAGTTGAAGCTGATTCCGGTTGTGGGCAATAAGCGGAATTCTCCACTCTTTTGGAAGACCTTCCATGTACATGGCAAGGGTTGACCGAAACATATCTCGGTTTTCTTCAGTATCTGTTGTAAGCGTGCCTTGAAGTCCATTGTGTATAAAGTGCCAGTAAAGGTCGAGTGCCAAAGAAATAGTAGTGATACCTAGCTGCCGCCCTTTCAGGATGACAAAGAAATGAACGTCTTCTGCTAGACCCTGTGCAATCTCATCCATCACATAGGTCTGTGTGCCTAGCAGCACATCCATCTTTTTCAAGCCTTGCTCTTTTGTTTCAATCTTTAACTGTGAGCAAAACTTGTAGAACTGCGCGAGATTAAATTTCATGCCTTGTGTACGGTGTACCCGTGGTGATCAGTAAACAAATCGTAAATCGTTTGTTCACCAGCAATGTTATCCATTTGTTCTTGTGTCAACTTCCAGATCACGACATTGTTTTCTAACAACTGTCTAAATCTGCTGTGGTGTCCGAACACCTTCCGCAAGTCCATCCCTTCATGAAACAGACTTAAGTGTTCAAACGCAAAATACCGTGCCACATCATCAGGGCAGAACTTTATGCCACAGGTTTCCAGATACTCGCGCATAAAGCAGCAAATCTGAATGTCCTCGTTGTAGAGCGTAGGCTCCGGCACGGTTGTTTTCGTAATGCCAAAAAAGGAAGGGGCTTCCAGCATCTCACGGCTGCGTAGCGAGAAACCACCGTTCTGCACCACCTTAGGATTCTCTCTGCCGATCCAGTTATAGCCCGTGTGGTATTCCCCGTTAGGCAGCAAGGCTGCGTGTGTAGGCGCACCCACATAATCGTAGTTCAGCCAGTCATCATTCCAAGCATCACCTGAAAACGCCCAACCGTCGTGTTGCACGATCAGCGCGTAGGGGGTGCGGATATAGTTATGCAAGCAGTACAGCACGAAGTCGCTGTAGCCCTCATACGACATAGGCGCACAGGGCTTTTGATCCCAATCCGTGCTTATCGCCTCATTCGTAATCAACAAAGGCTTGGAACCAGGTAAGGCATCTAACGTTTTCTGAACCGCTGGTATGGCAGCGCGTATACGGTTATTCCCGTAGATGGCTACCACCGTGATGTCTTCATATCTTTTTAACACGGCGTTCCTTATCAAAACCTTCCAAGTTCCAGTCTGCGATCCGCAGCCGCGCTTCAGGGTTCCGCGCCACACGCAACAACTCCCGCGCAACCTCCGGCTTGTAATCCTCTTTCCACCTAGCTACCAGGGCTTGTCTTTCTTTCGGTGTGACCGCCCGTATCGCTCTCTGCATCTCATTCTTTAACACCGTGCGCGACAGCAATAACTCCCGCTGATACCTCTCCTCAGGCGTAGGCGTTGCCATCCACCACCTTCTTCATGCGCGATAACTCCGACAAACACTCTGCTAGCAGGTTGGCAGACCTGGACTGCTGGCGACGTAACTCCATAATCAACTCAGCCTGATTCATACGGCGTACCGCCTCCCAGTAATCATCCTGCGCCATGTCCACATAGTCTTCCCGTAACTCAATCACATTCA